TGGAGTAAAACGGTTCCCAGAACAATCTGAAACCAACAGGGTAGGGTTTATTGCCCATGAGGTGTCCGAGAAAACCAATGTTAATAATCTTGTTGCCGAGGAAAAGGATAGGGTGCTGGATGATGGGACTCTTATCCCGCAGGGAATCAATCAACCAGACATGATTCCGATATTATGGGCGGCACTACAGGATGCGCTGAAGCGGATTGAGGTTTTGGAGGGGGAATGATGGGCAATGGATTTACCAATAGAAAAATTACTGGAATACGGCATCAGCGTAGTGGCCCTGATGGGGGTGAGCTACTATGTGGTTCGGCTGACCAACTGGTTGTTCGGGTCGTTCTCGGCTGCGCTGGAGGAACACAAGGAAATCACAATTAGATTGATAGACGGATTAAACTCGGTGAGAGCGGAACTTTGCCAATTAAAAATAGAGTTAGCGGAACTGCGCGAACAACATCGTAATTACCACGACCTGTTCATCATCGCACGACCTGAGAATCGGCCCATTGAGAGGATGTCCAAGCCTGAAAAGTGAGTGTATGCTCTAAATGCAAAACAACCTGTGATGAAGTGGATTTGATGTGGGTAAAAATTAACGGAAAGATGAAGCTATTATGCCGAAACTGCAAATAAAGAGGTGGATGGTTGTTGCCGGGTTATCGGCCCTTGCCGTACTGTGCGGAACAGGGTGTAGGTCGCTTCAGGGCAACCCGAAGGAACTTGATATATCCATCTTTGGTATTGGAATTGAGATAGAATTTTGGGAGCCTCCGCCTCAACCTGTTGGCGGGGACATCCCCAAGCTAATGAATAGGAGATAAATTATGGGAAACAAGTACAGATGTAGCAGGCTGGAGCCGTTAGTGTATCCAGAAGGAAATACACACGCAGGCAAAGTCTGCGAAGTAGTGATCGGGTTGCAAGCCCGTGACGAGAACGCCGCCGAGGATGCTCGCTGGCCCGGATACGTTGATGGCGTTTGGCGTCCAGCGGACATGAATAAATGCCCAGCGGTCAGCACTTGGAAGGGCAAAGCCGCCACCGTGGTCAGCCAGATGGCTGCGGATAATGGGTGGATAGCCAACCTTGATTCCCAAGTGGAAGCTGATAAGGCTAGGGCCGTCCCCGCGCCAGATTGGGTAGCCCCAGAGGTGGTGGTGGACACAACGGTTGAGCCAGCCGAGGGTAGCCCCGCTGCGCCGAAGCCAGAGCCAGAGCCGCCAGTTGAGCCGCCAGTTGAGCCGCCAGTTGAGCCGCCAGTTGAGCCGCCAGTTCCCGCGCCAGAGCCTGAGCCAGAGCCAGCGGTTGAGGAGGAGCCAGAAGTGGTGGAGGAGGGTTGATGTGTCTCGCAGGAAGCATAAACAAAAGCCCAAGAAAAGACGGCGGAACAAGGGTTGTCACAAGCCCCAGTTTCTTGCTAGGGTAAACCCGCTTATGGCTGACCAGAACAAAGAGCAGTTACAAACTGCCGCACAGATTCTAGTAAACGCAGCATCCCAAGCACGCTTGACTGCTGCCGAACATGAACAGGTAAGGCAAGCCGCCCAGATTGTGGCCACTGAGCTTGGGCTGACAGGGCCGGGGGCCGCGCCTCAGCCTGACATTGTCATGCCAGAGCCTGTGGTGGAGGAGAAATCCGAATAGTGATCAATGAGCTGGCTGGATGACATCAAAGTGGTTTTAGCGTCCTCCGCTGGCATCGGAAACTGGTGGATGGAAATTGATATTATCTTAAAGCTGTCCATAAGCCTAGCTACCCTATTCTACATAGTGCTTAAGTGCCGCCAGTTATTGAAACAGAAATAACATGAAACGTATCCTGATTGTCGGGGCGTTGCTGCTATTTGCAGTCAGCGTCAGTGCGGGCGGGTTGTTCAGCGCAGGCTGGAAACCTAGTCCAAATCTAACCTTGTTTGGCCAGAAGCTCAGTTGGCCCATCCCTTCATTGTGTGTGGGAAAAGCTGCCGGGGTTTTGCCTGATGCCGGGGTTTCCCCGGATGGGATCAACCTCAAGTTGCCGTACTTTGCGCTGACCATTCCATTCCCCAGCCTGACGGTGAAGATGGGGAAGGATTCTCCCGAAGTGGAGCTGAAGTTGGGGGAGATAAACAAGACGGAACACAAACACAAGGAGGCTGAATAATGCTGCGTAGCAAGACAGTTTGGGCCGGGGTTTCGGGGATTTGTGCAGCCCTCGCCGGTTACTTTACCGGGGAGCTCGAGGTTGGAGCGGCTTTGCAACTGGTGGTAACATCAGTGCTGGCTATCTTCCTGAGACACGGAATCTCCAAGGTAGAGAACGGCGACTAGTGGGAATCGTCAGCACAATAGTTGCTCTCATCAAGGCCGTTCCTGTATTGGAGCGGCTTTTTTTGGGGGTTGCCAAGGCTTACCGTGAACAGGTGGCCAAGAATAGACTGGATGAAAAACTTAGTTTTATTGACGATATTGTTGACCTGCACAGCGGGGTGTCTAACCCCGATGCAAAAGCTGGAAAACGTAAGAAGGCTGGCGGATCACCCAGAGTTCCCCGCCGCCGCTCAAGCGGCACCGGAGTTCACAAGGGAGGCTCTAAAAACGGTGGCCGAGCTAGAGTACGAACTGGAAAGAAGGTAGGCCGCTCAAAGAGGCACGGCGGTTAGGCCGATTCTTCCAGTGTCCGGCATGCTTGAAATTTCAAGGTCGGACGCCATCTCCCCGATAAGTGCATAGCTTAACGAGTCAAAGCTATGCTTATTGTCATCGTTAATGACATATTGTCCGGCGCTTTTTCCCTTCCTGAGGAACCGCATCATCTCAATTGTCCTGAAACAGTTGGCGCTAATGTGGAACCTGTTCTGCATTAAAAGGTCCTTGATTAACTTTACCCGCTGCCTGACCGAGCCGGAGAACTTGGGTGCTCCTATTAGGTTTATCTTTCCACCGCTGGATGCGGCCACAACTCGGTGGTCGTAGGTGTTCCCGGCAGCCCTGTAGCGAATCATTGAGGACATGTCCGACCAGTGGGTCCACCTGATTGGCTTATCTACCTGCGCCTCGATTGTTTCTATCTTTTCGAGCGCCTCCCCGGTGAAGTCCTCAAGGGAAACATCTGCGTGGAGAACCACCAGCTCATCAAGCACAGCCCACCTTGTGCCGCTCATTGTGTGGACCTTCTCCATAATGTGAAATGAGTGGTTTCTGTCCCCCAAATCCCAGCCACCTATAAGCTCAGTACAGCTGTCTGATGGCAGGATTACCTCCCACTCGCTTTCTACGGGGGAATCTGCATCCCCGATGACGTGGATATCGTGCTTGAACACCTTCCCAAAATGGCTATCGCTGCTACTGGCTGTCCACTTCCCCAGTACATAGCGGTCATAAAGCTCCGGGTCTGGCCGGAATGTGGCGATCAAATCCTTCCTGTCATGCTCTGTCAGGTATGGGTTGTCGTGGATCATTGCCTCAATTACCTCGAACTGAGCTGCATATTCCGGGTCTGTGTGCTCTTCGGCGAATGGGGCCTCATACCAGAGTTTGTAAATCCAGCTTTGGGTGCCCTCCTCGGCCGGGTTTGTGTCCCCTATCCATTGGTGCCTCCCGTATGGGAGCCCCGGGAGCCTTAATTGTCCTTTACTTATGGAGAAAACACAGCTATCTTTAAAGTTGGAAAGTTCCGAAAAGAAGATCATGCTGAACCGGGTGCCCTTTATTTTCTCCTCAATATCGTGGTCAACATCCAGAGAATGCAGTTGTATTTCTGTCTCATTCTCGTGCATATTCTTGATTTTCATGTAGTTCATCTTGGTCACCCCGTCCACCTTGGGGGGCACGCTGACCTCGAACCCGTCCAGATTCTCCTCCCACTCCGGTATAATCAGGTCTGTCAAATCAGACCAAACACCCGACTTGGCGTTTCTTATCGTCTTGGTGAAGATTCCCACCCTCCCACTTTTGGTTTCCCAACAGTGGCGAACCAGCCTGTGTAATACCCCAATAGTCTTGCTGGAGTATCTCGGACCTGCTACCAATAGGTAGCGCTTGTTGCAGTTGAATATCTCAAGCTGCTTCGGGCTGATGGACGGGTACCAGCACCCACTAGCGTCTAGCGGCATACTTGTGGTACTTTAACCAGAGAGGTGCTCTTATGGCAAACGAGATACGAATAGATATGAGTGACCCAGCTATGGCTGAGGCATTGGCTGAGTGTGAGCCGGGTGAAACCAGTACTCTCACAATGGACGTTACAGTAACCGAGAAGGGGGTTGAGCTCATTGGAACGGTTGACCCCGCCACTGTTGAGAAGTACGCCGCCGAGGAAGAGGAGGCATATGAAGAGGCCCCCCCGGTTCCGGCAGCTCCGGCAGCTCTAACGGCTGCGGCAGGAGGTGCTCCCCCGGCTCCGCCAGCTGCGGTTGCTGCGGTGATGTAATGTCAAAACACAGGCCCGAGGTCACATACAATTCGGACGGCACAGTCAATGTGGTGCTGAAGTTCTACCGCCTTCGTCCGACACGGGGAAGGGCGCTTAGAAGTGTTTCCTACCACGATATGGTCCTTAAGGCGGATGACATGAATGCCTATGTTAAACTATGGAGGAGGATGCCTAGGGACAGGATCAGGAAGGTTATGGTACAATACGCAAAGAACCGAATGCTTCAGGAAAGCCCAGTAATAATATGATTGATCTAAATGTACTTAATAGCCGGGGCGTAACAACCGACAAGCTGAAGTCGGTTTTTGCCGGGGATGACGAGTCCGTGT